TGGCTTTGAATAAAATCTCTGGTGAGTGGGACTTCCCAAAGCTGAAAGACTTGTTGACAGACATCGACACGGGAGACTTTGATATAGAGTTGACGGGTTTCGACCTTGACGAGATAGCGGATCTCATCACGTTTGATAAAGAACCAGAAGAAGATGACTTTGACGCAGATGCTGCAATAGAGGAAATTGAAGAACCTAAGACAAAGCGTGGAGACATCTACTTGCTTGGCAAACATCGCCTGATGTGCGGGGACTCAACTATCAAAGAAGATGTCGAGAGGCTGATGGATGGGAAGAAAGCGGATATGGTGTTTACCGACCCGCCTTATGGGTATGAGTATCGTTCAAATATGCGGACAAAAAGCAAAAAATTTGATGTGCTTTTAAACGATGACAAGACTCTTGACTTCATACCTGTGATAAAAGGCAGATGTAATGGATTTGTGTTTATATGTACAACTTGGAAGGTACTTAATAAATGGCTTTTGTTGTTTAGTAAGTACTTTGATTTATCAAATATGATTATATGGGACAAAGGTGGCGGTGGCGTTGGCGACCTTGAGCACACATTTTTGACAGATTACGAAATCATTCTATGTTCAAACAATGGAGCAAAGATAACAGGTAAACGTATTGGGTGTGTGTGGAGAACACAAAAAGATAATGTCAACTCCTATATTCACCCGACACAAAAGCCTGTCAAATTATCTGCAATTGCAATAGAAAACACGACCAATACAAACAACATTGTCCTCGACCTCTTCGGTGGTTCAGGCTCAACCCTCATAGCTGCTGAACAACTAAACCGCATCTGCTACATGATGGAACTTGACGAGAGATATTGTGATGTCATCGTGAGACGTTGGGAAGAATTCACAGGCAAGAAAGCTCAATTGATGAGGAAGTGATTTTATGGCTGGCAGACCGAAAAAGAAAATAGACTATGAGCTTGTCGAGAAGCTGGCCTACATTCAATGCACGCAGGAAGAAATCAGCTCGATTCTTGGAATATCGACAAGGACTCTTCAGAGAGACAAAGAATTTTGTCGCATATATAAAAACGGAATGGACAACGGGAAGATGTCTCTAAGGCGATTACAGTGGAAGGCCGCAGAAAAAGGCAACAACACGATGCTCGTTTGGCTCGGTAAACAGTACCTCGGCCAGACAGACAAACAAGAGCTTGCCCACTCCGGTGGTCTCGATATTACCGTGGACGTGGTGGACGATGGCGATTAAGATTCACACACGAATATTCAACAAGGCTTTCAAACCGTATCTCGACAACCGCTCGCGCTACGAGATCTTCTACGGTGGCGCAGGTTCGGGCAAGTCGATGTTTATCGCCCAGAGACTCGTCCTTCGTGCAATGAAGGAGAAAGGTCACAAGTTTCTCATAGTCAGGAAGGTCGCAAAGACGAACCGGCATTCGACGTTCGCGCTTATCATGGGGATTCTCAGGGTATGGAAGGTTCTCGGACTTTTCAAAGTCAACAAGTCCGACATGGAGATCGGCTGTCTGAATGGCAATCAAGTCATCTTCACCGGTCTTGACGACGTGGAAAAGCTCAAGTCGATCGCGGGTATCACGGATATCTGGGTCGAAGAAGCGAGCGAGATCACGCAGGAAGACTTCCAGCAGCTTGACTTGCGACTCAGGGGCAAGACTCAATGGCCGCTGCAAATCACAATGACATTCAATCCGGTGTCGGCTTTGAGCTGGTTGAAGGCTTTCTTCTTCGATGAACCGAAAGAGAACTGTGTCATCCACAAATCGACGTACAAAGACAATCGTTTCCTGGACGACGAATATAAGAAAGTCATAGAAGACTTGAAAAATCAGGATCACACGTACTATCAGATATACGGACTCGGTGAATGGGGTGTTCTCGGAAACCTCGTCTTCCACAACTACGTGTTCGAAGACATTCCCTACAAAGAACAAGACTTCGACGCTGTGTACCAGGGCCTCGACTTTGGGTTCAATCATCCATCTGCTCTCGTGCGTGTGGGATTCAAAGACGATGAACTCTATGTATTTGATGAACTGTATGAGAAAGGACTCACAAATGCTGAACTGATTCAGGAAGTGGCCAAGATGATCGACAAGCGTTCACAGCTCATAGCAGACTCAGCCGAACCCGCGAGAATCAAAGAATTTCAGCAGTCGGGCTTCAGAATCAGCGGCTCGGTCAAAGGTAAAGGTTCTGTGAAAGACGGTATCGACTGGCTCAAGAGACACAAAATCCACATCTCAAAGAACTGTCCGAACCTGCTTGCCGAGATGCAGCAATACAGCTATAAAGAAGACAAAGACGGCAATGTTCTGGATGAACCGATAGAGTTCAAAGACGATGCGATCGCGGCACTTAGATATGCGATCGAACCTGTGAGACTGAGACGCAAAATCACAGCCGGATACTCGGCGTGGAGGTAATGCTATGACACTTGACACGATACGAGAACTCATAGAACTGAACGGCAAAGTAACGTCACAAATAATCACTGATCTCATAGACGAACACAGCGGCAGACATGAGACGATGAAGAGCCTGTATGAGAGATATAAAGCGTCTGAGGCCGGAGTTCCTATATTCATGCGTTCGTATTCGGTCACGGACGACACGAAGATAAACAACAAGCTGAACAACGACTTCTTCTCGGAGATCATCGACACGAAGGTCGGGTACTTCGTGGGGGTTCCGGTAGTGTACGAAGCGAACTCGAAAGACTTCGAGGACTTCGAGTTGAGAAACCGGCTGGAACTCCTCGACTCGGAAACCGTGAAGCTGGCCACGATCTGTGGCACGGCCGCGAGACTTCTGTATGTCGACACCGAGGCGAAGATTCGCGCTATGAACATCTGGCCCTGGGAATGCATCTGGGTGATGGACCGCTCGATCGACGAGGTCCAGTTCGCTCTCAGATACTACGATATGGAGTACGTGAAACCTGACGGCTCGACGGAGACTCGCGAACGGGTCGAGTGGTACGACAAAGAGAAGGTGACATACTACATCAAGACCGAGAACGGCTACGTCCTGGACGACACGGAAAAACTGAACCCGCAGACTCACTTCTTCAGTTATGTTCCTTTGATCGAATACCCGAACAACCTCGAACGTCTGGGTGACTCCGAGAAAGTTCTCAGTCTCATCGACGCATACGACAGGAAGGAGTCGGACCTCGATTCCGAACTCGAACAATGGAGACTGGCGTATATGAAAGTTCTCGGGGCGGAACTAACGAAGGAAGTCATCAAGGAAGCGCTCAGGACAGGTGCCTACAACCTCCCGGACGGCGCCGACATGGCTTTCATCGAGAAGAACATCAACATCGAAGCCGTGGATTCACACCTCAATCGCCTCGAAGCCAATATTCTCAGATTCTCCAAGTCTGTCAACTTCGCCGACAAAGAATTTACTAGCGACATCTCGGGCGAGTCGAGAAAGTACAAGCTCCTGTCGCTTGAGAACAAGTGCATTACGACAGAGCGACAGTTCTCGGCGAGCAATCAGAGAATGTTCAAGGTCCTGGCCTCGGCTCCGGCATTCAACCTTGACTGGCTGAATGTCACGCAGAGGTTCACTCGAAACCTTCCTGTCAGTCTGGAGAAAGACGCTCAGATTCTCGCCACACTCAAGGGAATCATTCCTGACGAGATACTGTACGGTCTAGCTTCGTTCATTGATGATCCGAAAACTGTGATTGACATGATGGACGAGCAGAGAGAGAAGCAGATGAACTACTACCCGCCTGTGAACCTCGAAGAGGATGAGGACGATGGCGAGACTGACAACTAACGGAGCGTTCGGAGACTTTGATAAGTGGTACGAAGGATTCACGAATCGACAGCTCAAAGAACTGAAGAACGCATACAGAGACTCGCTCTACGATGTGAAGAAAGAGCTTGAAAAATACTATAAACAATTCTCGAAGAAAGGCGTACTCACACTCGCGGATATGCAGAAGTATGACCGACTTCGAAAGATGCAGAGAGACCTTGACGTCGCGATTCTCGAACTCGCACGTACCCAGAGCAGAGAGGTCCAGACTCTTCTCTCTGAAGTCTATTCGGAAGGCTTCAACCGCATGGGCTGGATCGCGGAGCAAGCCACAGGAATCAATCTCAGATGGTATCAGCTTCCAAAAGACTACATCAAGAAGGCGATCCAGAATCCAGTCTCGGGTCTCACACTCAACGAGATCCTGGAGAAGAACCGGCAGGAGATTCTCTGGAGTATCCGGCAGGAAGTCACACAGGGTCTCATCAAAGGCGAGAGTTACTTCAAGACCGCGGACCGGCTCAAGACAGCGCTTGAGAACAACTATGTCAAAGCTACCAGAATCATATGGACCGAGAGTCACAGATGTAAGGAAGAGGCCCAACTTGAAGCCATGCAGAAAATGCAGGAGAAAGGGGTCGAAGCCAAGAGAATGTGGGTTGCCACACTCGATAGCAAGACTCGTGACACTCACAGAGCGTTAGACGGCCAAATAGAGGACAAAAACGGATACTTTCACATTCGAGGTCTCAAGACTAAGGCCCCGGGAATGTTCGGGATTGCGTCTGAAGACATCAACTGCCGGTGTACGACCATCTTCGTGTTTGAGGGCAGTGAGCCGCGCACGAGAATGATTCAAGGCAGGGGAATAAGTGACTACATCACATACAGCGAATGGAAGAAACAGAAGGAGGGGTAAGTTTGAGAAAGGTAACACTGGACCTGACGGCACATGAAATGCACGAGATAGTCAAGGCTCTGGGAGAGAGAAAATCGGAGTATTCGGCAGAGCTGTATCTGAAAATGAAGGATGTTTTCTACAACTGGAGCAAACTGCCGGAAGTGAAAGAACCGGAGCATCCGGATTGCAAGTGTATGGCAATCATATTCACAGATGACGATGAAATCAGTGAAAAAGAAATAGACAGCTTTGCAGAAAAAGTTGCCGAGGTTTTCAGCCAGAAAATAGCAGAAACCCCGGAAACAAACGATCAAGGTTACCCAAAATAGGGCACGCACTTTCTTCATTCTCACCTCCCTGCCCCGGTGCCTATACGCCGGGGCTTTTTCATGAACAATACAAACCACTCTGAGGGCATGTGGCACTCTGAGGGACAGGAGATATATATATGACAAGCGAAGAACTAACTAAGGCACTGGAAACAATCAGCGCGAACCTCGAAGCACCAGAAGTAAAGGAATTCACATCGAAGTTCAACCCGTTGGCGACCGTCACGAAAGACAATGTGGGTGAATTCGTCGAGAAAAACGACGTGCTGAAAAGCTATCGTGATTCTCACGTCACAAAGGGGATCGAGACCTGGAAGAGCAACAACCTTGACAAGATCGTGGAAGAAAAACTGAAGGTTATCAACCCGACCGAAACTCCAGAACAGAAGAAGATCAGGGAGTTGGAAGCCCGGCTCAACGAAGAATCGGCGGCTCGAAAAAAGGAAGCCCTGAAGAATCAGGCGATCAAGAAGCTCACCGAAAAGAAGCTCCCCGTTGATATCGTGGATAACCTGATCGGCTCTGACGAGGAGAGCACAGAAAAGACCCTCGCCGCATATGAGCAGGCTCTAGAGAGCTACAAAAAAGCGCTCACGGAGCAACTGCTCAAGAATAACGGTCGAGATCCCATCAACCCCGATCCTGCGCCGGGAATGATAACCCGCGAGCAGGCGAGGGAAATGGCCAAGAAAGACCCAGCCAAGTTCAACAAGTTGTTCGAAGAAGGAAAAATCAAACTCTAAGGAAGGTGAAAAGCAATGCCAATTGACAACTTTATTCCCGAGATATGGAGCACTAGACTCATGCGGCATCTCGACAAGAATCTCGTGTTCAAGCAGCTCGTGAATACAGATTACGAAGGCGAGATTAAAGCCGCCGGAGATACAGTTAGAATCAACCAGATAGGCAACATTACAGTAAAGCCTTACGTTAAAAACGTCGCGATCGCGGATCCCGACCAGCTCGATTCCGCCCAACAGCTCCTCCTCATCGACCAGCTCCACTATTACAACTTCTACGTCGATGACGTGGACGCCGCCCAGTCGAACGTGACGCTCATGGATAAAGCTATGGCCAGAGCGGCATACGCTCTTGCGGACCTGATTGACCAGGATATCGCAGGTCTTCACGGGGACGCGGGCATAACGATGGACGACGGCGGAGCCGCCTACTCTGTGGGAAACGGGGCGGGAGATAAAAACCCCTACGACCTCATTGTCGATGTTGGTGTCGAGATGGATGAGCACAACGTTCCCAGAGAGGGTAGATGGATAGTCATTCCGCCCTGGTATCACGGAGTCCTCCTCAAGGATGACGATTACAAGCAGGCATGGCAGAACTACATGGCCACAGGAGTCGTCCCCGTAGTCGCCGGATTCTCTGTGCTCTGGTCCAACAACCTCGATATCGCAGCCGGAGGCACCGACTACCACGTCCTTGCCGGGACCAGAGAGGCCATCAGCTTCGCCGGTCAGGTCAACAAGACCGAGGCGTACAGAGTCGAGAAGATGTTCGCGGACGCGATCAAGGGACTCTACGTGTACGGCCGCAAAGTCGTTCAGCCCACTTGCCTCGTCGATCT